CAAAACCAAAAGCACTAATCTGAAATTTATCTACTGGAGATGGCCATTTATTTCCAGTAATATAAACCTTCTCTGCTTTTATATCAGATCTTTCATTATGATCTCTAGTTAACCATTTCCTTATTGCTTTTGCAGCAGATATACCTTGTACAGCATTTGTTAAATATTCTTTTATTTTCTTCTCTGACAATCTCGAAAGCCTTTCCCATCTTCCTTGATCCATATAATCAATAAACTGAGTTCTATTAGCACCATATACTACATTCTGAGGACTACTAATAGTTGTATGAGCATCTTTAAGCCATTGCAATAGAGAATCAGCATCTTTAGTATAAAAATCTAATTCTCTATTAGAGTAAAACATAGCAGCACCTGCCATGATTTCAGAATATTCAACTGCCATTTCAATACTTAATTTTTTAAGTATTTATTATCTATCTCCTGCTTTTCTATTCTCTGAATGATATACGTTAAACTCTCCACCAGGATATCTCTTCTTTAACTTCTCTACATTACCTGCAACTACGTCATCGAATGATACTTCAAGAGCCATACAAGCCTGTGCCACATACCAGAGAACATCACCCAACTCAATAATAAGATGCTCTCTATTGTCGTCATTCCAAGGTTTTCCCTGAAACACCATCTTCTTAACGATTTCCATAAACTCACCACCTTCAGCACTAATCCCAACAGCAGCAGTAAGAAGACGATTAATATTGGAACCCTGTTTATCAAGAAGTTGAAGACTATCAATAAAAGAGTTATAATCCTTACTGGGATTGGATGTGACACCATCCACGAAATCAAGGTACTTATCCAAGTCAACTTTTTTAGTCATTAGAATTTAAATTCAGCGAATTTCTTTGTCAATTTACTCTCTTCATTATTATACTCTTCTTCCTGTCCACTGTCAAGGATATCTTCTTGGGCACTTTGTTCACAGTCATATAATCTCATCTTAGCACGATCAATACCAACAACAAATCTTTAATTCATTGTAGGATCATTGTACCTATTCTTCAATTGCTTTACCATTATTTGATTTAACCCCTCCAACTCTTCTGTAGAAATAAGGGCAAACATAAGGTCAGCAGTAGCAGGGAGTCCAAAAGATTCAGAGGTGTCAGTGAGATCAACATCACTATTACCATAACCGCTACGAGTAGTTTGAGTGGCAGATACAATCGGAACGTTCGCCTCAACTGCGAGACCCCGTAGTTCTTCTGCGATTGCTTTGATGTAGGAGTACGAATTGACGTTTCCGTTTGCTTTGTATCTGGATGATGCACAAATATTAAGATAGTCTATGAATATTATATCAGGTCTGAATGATTTTTTCAATGCTAATTCATTTAATAGTGATTTAAAATGACCACTATGTGCAGATGCAGTAGGATACTCTTTTATAATTAATGATCCTTGTGTCTTCTTTGCTAACTTAGTAACCTTATTCTCAAACATTACTTGAGGAAGATTTGCTATCTCATGTATATTGACATTAAGTAAATTAGCATCAATCCTCTCCGCAATTTTCTCCTCTGCCATTTCGAGAGTGATGTAGAGTACGTTCTTTCCTTGGAGCAAACTTGCGCTAGCCACATGACACATGAATAAAGACTTTCCAACCCCTGTGCCAGCAAGAGCAATGTTGAGAGTCTTATTCGGTAAACCTCCTTTCGTAATCTTGTCAAAATATTCAAGTTCGAACGGGATTTTATCTTCCTTTTTATGGTACGCTTCATATCTTTCTTCATAATCGTTTAGATAATCATGACCTATATGATTATCAAATGACACTGATAAGGCATCAGAGAGAATAGAAGGGATAGCATCTCTTCCCTTAGAATCATCTTGCCCATCTGCCAAGGCAATAGATTCCATTAATGCCAAATATATAGCACGGTCTTTACACCACTTCTCAGTAGAATCAATTAACCACTGACCATCCACCACAGAATCAGTAAAAGATTCGTTAATCTCTCTAACTTCTTTTACTTCTGTTTCAGTAAGGTCAGTCCTATTTTCAGTCTCAATATTGAGAGCTTCAATAGTAATGGCAGAACCATATTTTACAATGAACTTAGTTATCTCCTCGAAGATTACCTTCTCAGATCTTTGCTCAAAATATTCTGGTTTGATAAAAGGAATTACCTTCCTAGAATACTCTTCATTGTAAATTAAATTTCTGAGAATAGTAGTCTCAATTCGTTCCATAAGAGAAGGTTTGCTGTGCTATAGCATCAAGTTGTTTCATTATATCATCAGTAAAGTATTCTGTGGGATTTTTTAGAATTTCTTTACCGTATATTTTTTTACCATTCATCTCATATCTTCCAGCAACATTCTTCCACAAACCACCAAGTTCCCCTAGTTCTAGGAGACCGTAGTAACGATCCAATCCTCTCTCATCATAATAGAGACGTATCTCTACTTGTTGATTTTCTTTAGAGAGTCTTGACTTTGCCGTCTTAGCTTTAATAATGTTACCAACAACTTCCGTCTTATCCTTTTCCTTTTTCTTTGAGAGATAAATGATCGTAGATGCGGCATATTTGAGACCAGAGCCTCCTCCCATTTCTTTAGTAGGGACATAGGAACCAATGACATCGTAGGTGTGATTTGTGACTATAAGTGGAATGTTTGCTTGACCCAACTTTAAAGTTAACATTCTAAAAGCACCTTTCACAAGTTGAGATTTAGTCATATCTCTAACCTGCTTATCATTGAGTGCGTCAGTAATCTCCTTTTCAGTGGAAAGCATTCCCAAGGAGTCTAACACAAACATACAAGGTTTGCGTTCATCTGTGGGGGTCTTAAGATATATATCAACTGCCCTAAGTGCCTTACTTCTAAACTCCTCAATTGTTACTACATTTACAACTACAACTCTACTTAAATCCAATCCACGAGACTCAAGTAGTCCTTTATTAACAGCAGCCTCAGTATCGAAATAAAGACAGTAACCATCAGGATTATTGTCCAGAAAGTTCTTGACAACTGCGAGGGAGAAGAAAGTTTTCCCAGTACTAGACTCACCAGCGATGGCAGTAATCTTATTGCTAGATACGCCACCATAAATGGAACCGCTAACCATTGCATTAAAGATGTGCGATCCTGTGTCGATGAAGTCTTCTTCTTCGTTGATGTCTGCTGCGAGTTGGGTGTAGTCATCACCTATTTCTTTGACAATTTCTTTCAAAAAATCCATTAAATACTAATTCCTTTTTCTTCACGTAAAATTTTCTTGTATGGTCCACCAGGATTAAGTTCCCTGACTTCCTTCACTTCTTTCAAAAGATGATACAATCTAGCATCTCCCCCAAGAGAAAGAGCATTTATTATTGTCGATAAATCTTTATCGTTGATAGGTAATTCCATTAAGAGAAGAATGATTCTAAGTTTACAGTTTTTTCCACACTCCATCCTATCGCATCAAGGATGGCTTTAAGTGGTTCTACGAAACTCTTCTCAAATTGTAAGTCATAATCAATGTATTTGTCAAGTCCAAGTTCTGTAGGAAATTCTTGAATAAAGGAAACTACGTTCTCTTGGATTATATTTGGTTTTTTCAGATAAATGAACTTGACTTTTTCTCCGTTACCAATAAGTGAATACTTATTAGTCAACTTTTTTTGCTTAATATAATGATTAAAAAGAAGAGCACCACGTATATGTATAGGAGTTCCCTTTGCATATATTGTAGAATGTGCTTTATACTTTTCTACATTAGATGCAGTTCTAGGAAAAGCAATATCTTCTGGTGGGAGTAACTTAAACTTCTTACGGGACTCATCAATAAAATCAATTACTTCTTCTTCAGTTCCGTTCATCATGATCTTGAGAGCATCCTTAATCATGGTACGACAAGGTGCTGGTGTAGAGGATTTAACTGCCTCAATACCCATCATCTTAAGTTTAGGTTCTTCATAACGAACACCCTCACTATCCCATACATTTAAGATATATCTTTTCTTGGCAGTCCATATACCCCTATCGGCAATATTCTCCCTCTTCATAAACATCTTTTGATCATAAGCATTTACATACCTGGCCAGTTCTTCGTAAGAACCTTCAATAAAAGGTTCAAATTGAGACTCACACACCTTATTAAGGAACGTGACAACGCCCTCATTAGTTTTCTCTCTGCCTTTGTATACAGCGTCAACCAAAGGCCCCATATTAAGGTAAATGGAATCAGTATCTGAAGCAATAACATAATCTTCACCCTCAGTTTTTAAAATCTTATTGATGTGAGCATTCATCTTATTCTCTATCCAACGAATAGATACCTGCCCACTTAAGGTAATGGCTTCAGCGTTAGCCAGTTTGTAATATCGAAAATACTGATTGCCAATAGCACCATAAGCAGAGTTAAGTTGAATCTTCCTGGCCATCTGAATGTTATTACATCTGGCAATTTCTTTTTCAAGTGTCTTTGTTTTTTTCTTTTCATATTCCTGTTTTGCGGCAAGCATCTTCTTCTTGTAGATGGTGCGGTCTTTGTAAATCTTCTCCATCAACTCTGGTAAGAATCCACGCACATCCTTTCTGTATTGTGCTCCATTGGCACAAACTGCATAATCCCCATCAATCTGTATTTCCTGATTTAAGAGTCCTTCAACGCTCGCACTGGGATGTCTAGTCTCCCTGATGGTCTCTGGGGAAATGTTGTACTGCATAATAAGATGAGGATACAGACTGTTGAGGTCAAAACTAACCACCCAATCATACTTTCCTGGTTTCGGTTCCTTGACATAAGCCCCCGCATACTTTTCATTTTTTTGGGATCTATTCTTAGGAGGAATAACAATATTCCTTTTCTTCAAATAGTTATAAATGATCGTATCCCACATTCGTACCTGATAGAATACATCACTATAATTGACCTTAGCATCATACGCCATAGTAAGAGCAAGTTCAATTAGTTTCATCTTGTCTTCCAAACGGTCAACAAGTTCTACGTCAATTATATTATATTCTATAAACTTCTGCCAACCCTTTGTGTAGAAATCTTTAAATGTATCAAACTCACTGTGATCTAACTTCTTCTGCCCAAGTTCTACACTAGCAATGTAATCCAACCTATATGACTCTTGTGCTTTATAAGTAAACTTCTTATAAAGATCAAGATAATCAAGTTGAGTTACACCACCAACATCAAAAGTAGTATGCTTACGACCATTAATATACACTTCTCCTTCACTTACCAATCCCCACGGAGAAAACCTTTTCATCAGTTTCTCACCAAGAGAATAATTAAGACGTTTACAAATATATGGAATATCGTAGAGTTGAATGTTCCATCCCGTGATTACATCAGGAACATCCTGCATCCAATAATTAATAAACGAAGTTAATAATTCATATTCCGTAGGACAATGATGATAAGTTACATCCTTCCTATTATTCTCAAAGGGTTTACTTCCCCAAGTAACGATTTGCTTAGTAGTATAGTCTTGGATTGTGATTGCCAAAATCTCTTCGACGCACGATTCCACATCAGGGAAACCTTGCTCAGACGCAACTTCAATATCCAAAGTAACAAGCTTAATTTTAGATATGTCAAACTTGATCTCATCATCTGGGTATTTCTCCGAAATATATTGGTAAATATACCTGTCATTCCCATATATCTCAAATCCCTCAACATCCTCGTACTTCTTATAGAAGTCACGACATTCTCTAACAGTGCCTGGTTTGATTTCTTCAACTGATTCTCCACTCAACGTTTTATATTTAGTCTTTAGATTCTTTTTAGATTTGACAAATAAGGTAGGGAAAAACTCATCCCTATGCTCATATCTCTTCCCATTCTCAACTCCTCGGACCAAAAACTGATTACCGATTAATTGGACATTGGTGTAGAATTTCATTCTTTAATAAGATCTTGATATTTTTCAAGTAGAGTTGGTGTTGGTTCTGCAAGAGTAAGAATCTTATCAGAACTCATCATAAACGTATCATCCTTTGTAACACCAGTCAAGAAAGGAGATAAAACTGTAGTACCAGATTGTGTATCAATCCAAAAAGGTTTAACTAATTGGCAATCAGGTTCTCCAGGAATTGCTGCTGCAACTTCATCAATCTGACTTATCAGAATCTGTTGAGTCGTCGTCAGTGCTATCACTTTGATTGTCTTTTCCATTTTTTACAATGTCCTCATCATACATTTGACTTAATTTAGTTACTGGTTCCACCATAGTAATCATCCAATCTGCAGGGATTGGAATCTTATCTTCTTTAGAAAGTGGCATCCAAGGGAAAAGAGATACTGAATATCCCTGCTTCTGCTCATTACCTTTGGTTAATTCAGGAAGATTTCTTGCGTCTTGCATCCTAACAACACAAGGTCTATTAAGATAATACCCAATAACCCTTGGAGGATTCTCCTTATCGTTTTCATCACCAACTACCATTTCTGAAACATCAGCAACAATGTCTTCTCCAGATTTTAGTAGGACTAGTTTAACAGTCATAACTTTTACTTACTTACAATTATTATAGCAAAGAAAAAGCACCCTGTCAAAGGGTGCTGATCCATCTCGAACTCATTTATATTTATAGATAATCCTTACGAGCATGATGCTCAGGAACTACCTTTCCTAAATCCACGGTGAGGAGTCCATCGGCAAAGCTGACTTGTCGTATCTCTGTATCATCGGAGATAGTCCAGACCTTAGAGAATGACCTTTGTGCAAGTCCTCTATGGACGACTTCTCCCACTGGTTCTTTATCTTCTTTGATGCCTTCCACATATAGTTTTCCAAACTCCGTATAGACTTTGATTTCATTTTTCTTAAATCCCGCAAGGGCGATTTCGAGTTTCGACTCATGATTATTAAGTTGTATCAAATTGTATGGTGGATAATTGGAAGTAGTTGATGTGTCATCCCAAAATCTATTGAGATAATCATCCATTCCAATACTGTTCTTTGTTATCCTGTCAAATAATTCAGGAAGATTTGCAGCGTGGTATCTTGCTAGAGTGTTCATGGTTCTCCTTATTAAGCGAGTGTGAATTGCGTACCCTTACGGCGTACAATACTATTTAACCATAAACAACAAAAAAAGGGGATGTTGAATCCCCTACTTTTCTATTCGGTTTCTTGGGTCTCTTGAGTCTTTCCCTTTTTACCGATATTATATTTTTGTTCTAGTATCCAATCTCCCTTATCCTTGTATGCAAGAACCTTGATTTGATTTAGTGGAGCAATGTCTGCAACAGCATCTGGTTTTACTACAGATATAAGACCCCAATCAGAAAGAAGACGAGCAATACGATTCCGACGCTGAACGTCGTTAGAAGTAAGGTTAGCGTGTTTTCCATCAAGGGCAAATAGCTCCTTAAAATGCACGATATAATATCTTCCCTGCTTGTGTAGAATATGGCAGGACTGATATAGTTTCTTTTCCTTTCTAGATGCTACACCAATTCTTGTTAAAGTTTCACGAACCTTTAAAAAATCATCAGGTTCATTAAGAAGCACTTCCACCATCTGGTCTTGCGACCATTTTACTTCAGGCTCCTGCGTAGAAGTCGTCATTTCATTCCTCCAGTATCAAGTCGTTGTTTAATGTAATTAATTTGTTCGGGGGTTAATATCTTGAGGGCATTGGCTGCCTTTTCATTACTATAACCATAGTATTGTTTGATGATTTCGAGGTCTGTGACTTTATCCTTACGGAGCCAGGGACTAAATCTTTTCTTTTTCCTAAGTGTATTTAGATAAAATGAATATTGCATGTCCTTATCTAGGAAAGAATACTTATTCATTTCATTAGCAAATAAGATAGAATCAATATTACCTGATAAACAACGATTGATAATATAAGGAGCATAATCCTTTATTGTAGAAGGATCTTCCTCAATAAGATTAGTCTTATTGAAGTTAATAGAATTAAGCCAATCTTTTAATTCAGTCATCTTCCTTCTTTGGATTTATTACGAATAGTGATATGATTACCTTCAATTTTAAACTCTAGGTAATCGATATGATCCCACCCAAGTTTTTCATAAAGTTTGTTGATTTATCCATATCATCCCACAGATCAGTAGGAGTTGGTTCACCCCAAAAAGGATTATCTTCCATTATACAAACCGCCGTAGGTTGTTTAAAATATATTTATAGGCTTCTACTATATCTCCTTCATCTTTTCTAAATAAATCCTTATCAAATTTTTCTTTTGTACCCTTCTTCCAGAGTCGCATATTATCGGGTGATAATTCATCAGCCAAGCATAAATTGTCGTTAGTATCATAACCAAACTCCAATTTAAAATCTACAAGATCAATATCCATAAGTGAGAATAACATTTGAAGATGTGCGTTTACTTTAAGTGCTGCTTCCTTCATAGGTTCAGGATCAATACCCATTAATCTTACACGATCATATGTAAGTAATGGATCATCCTTTGCATCATCCTTTAAGAAGTATTCAACAATAGGAGGATTAAAAAGAGTACCTTCTTGTAAGGTAGTCTGCCTAACTATTGATCCTGCAGCAATATTTCTAACTATAACCTCTACAGGAATAATTGTCAATTTTTTACATAGTAATGTATCCAATGACGGACAATCAATATAATGAGTTCTAAGTCCTTGCTTCTCAATATGCTCAAAAAGAAGTGCTGATATAAGACAACATGTTTTACCCTTATCTTCTGGAAAATCTACCCTTCTACCATTACCAGCAGTTACCTTATCATGAAAATGTATGTACACATTCTTAGGTTCATCTGCCATTTCATAAAGAGATTTTACTTTACCTTCATTCAGTAAAGATTCTGCATTTAACAAAGGTGCTCCCTTTGTATAAAAAATATTTGGTTGTTCTTTAGAATCTCCACTCATTGGCTCCAATCCTCATAAGGTGGTTCTTCTTCATCCACAGTGTGTCTAAAGTGTTCAGTATCAAAATATGATGGTGGTAAAGGTTTCACATCATCATATGCTCCCTTCAATCTCTTCTTATACTCACGTTCATCTAAGACTTCATTAATAAGTATCTTTAACTCTTTAACCTCTGTAGGAGTAAACATTCTACGAGGTGTAACCACAGCAGGTTTATATTCCCCACTACTCCTCGATCCCTTATAGTTGGGATCAACTGGTCCACTCATTCCTTGAGTATCTATCTTAGACATTATGATTTAGATTTCTTTAAGTATAACATAGCATTATGTAGGGTGTCAATATCATACTTAATTAATTTATCACACTTCTTACATAGATCTCCACTTACTTTTATATTCCTTTTCTTACAAATAATACAAGTCCCTAAAGTGTATCTCTTATCATATGATTTAACTCTTTTAGATGTACACTCTTTACATTCATATGCATATGATGAAGCAAGAGTACGATCTTTACGGGATAAGTAAAAATCAGATATTAAATTTTTATCTTCACCACAAACTCTACACATTCTAGTAACAAGAAATAAATGTTGAGTTTCTAATTGGTCATCTAAATCCATATAAAAAAAGACCCCCACAATATGTAGAGGTCTTGTATTTGTAATGGTTATAAAATTAACCGATGCTAGGAGCAAGCAATGCAACTTCACTAGTCTCAGCAGCAGCCAAGTCTAATGGGAAGTTGTGAGCATTACGCTCGTGCATTACTTCCATACCTAGGTTAGCTCTGTTAAGAACGTCACCCCATGTAGGGATAACTTTACCATTAACATCAACAACTGATTGGTTGAAGTTAAATCCGTTCAAGTTGAATGCCATTGTACAGATACCCATAGAGGTTAACCATACACATACAACTGGGAACACTGCTAGGAAGAAGTGTAGACTTCTTGAGTTGTTGAAAGAAGCATACTGGAAGATAAGACGACCAAAGTAACCGTGTGCTGCTACTATGTTGTATGTTTCTTCTTCTTGTCCGAACTTGTATCCGTAGTTCTGTGATTCTGTTTCAGTTGTCTCTCTGATTAGAGAAGATGTAACTAAAGAACCATGCATTGCTGAGAATAAAGATCCTCCGAACATACCTGCAACACCTGCCATGTGGAAAGGATGCATTAGTATGTTGTGCTCTGCTTGGAACACGAACATGAAGTTGAACGTACCTGAGATACCTAGTGGCATTCCGTCAGAGAATGAACCTTGACCGAAAGGATACACTAAGAACACTGCAAATGCTGCAGATACAGGTGCTGAATATGCTACACATATCCATGGTCTCATACCCAATCTGTATGATAGTTCCCACTGTCTTCCCATGTATGCTGAGATACCAATAAGGAAGTGGAAAATAACTAACTGATAAGGACCACCATTGTACAACCATTCATCTACGGTTGCTGCTTCCCAGATAGGGTAGAAGTGTAGACCTATAGCGTTTGATGAAGGAACAACTGCACCAGAGATGATGTTGTTACCATATAAAAGAGATCCTGCAACGGGTTCACGTATGCCATCAATATCCACAGGGGGTGCAGCGATGAAGGCAATAATAAAACAAGTTGCTGCTGTTAAAAGTACGGGTATCATAAGTACACCGAACCAACCAACATAAATTCTGTTGTTAGTTGATGTTACCCAATTGCAAAAACTCTCCCAATTTGTTTGTGTATCTTGTAGTGAGATTGCTGCCATTAAAATATGCCGGGTATAATTTGACCAGTTGTGACATAAGCTCCGATAGCTGCTACGAATCCAATCATAGCTGCCCAACCGTTAAATCTTTCTGCTTCGTTTGTCATAATAGGGTTAGTATTTGTAGGGTAGTTAGTAATGACTCTTGCTGGAGTCTCAGTTGGAAAGATATTTTGCTTTCCGTATTCAGTTGTTACTGTCATAAAAATAAAAGGTGAATCATCTGGCGGTTACGATACGATTCGAGCCGCCACTATGATTACTAAGGTCCAGTTGATCTTGACATATTTGAAGGATTGGCTGAACCTGATCCGTATGGATTATACTTTTTCTTTTTTCTTTTCCGTTCCATTTCTAAAAAGTCCTCACCAGTTCTACGATTTTGTGCCTTAGGAGGATTAGGTTTAGGAGGTTTATGTTTAGGAGGTTTAGGTGCGGTAAGTTTTTTA